CAAATAGACAGGTCACCCCACTATAAGTTCCACTGGTAAGAATCAAACTGTACTCAGGTGCTTCACCTTGCAAGCGGTTATAAGACGCAACTGAACTACCGCCCGTTGCCACTGAATAGGTGTATTTGATGTACACAGCCTTAGCAACATCAGCCAAGGCAAACAAATAAACCCCACCAGACAATGAATACTGCCCAGTAATAGGCGCAGAAGCCACGCGGGTTAATTGTTCACCCGTGTCAAAACGTACCCCCATATCAGTTTTAAACGTTCCCGATGAGGGAGGCGTAGGCGTGATAGTAAACGGAGTGGCAGGAATAGCAACGGCAACCGATGGACTATACAGCGCGTCATAAGAAGCCAGCACGTCTTCATTGGTTGAAACCGTTAACGACTTGGCACTGTGCATATTGCAGGTTAACGATATTTCAATAGAGCGTTTGGAAATAGCTGAAGCAATTGAATATTGAAACTTACCCTCATGCTTTTTCGCTTCACCTTTCTTTTCAATACCAATATCGATACACGACGGCAGCTCGATAGGGGTAGGCACAGTAATAGCACTACCATCCGCATCACGCGTGGGAATAAAAATAGCACTGCCTGTGCCGAATAAAATAAACTCTTTAGAACTCATGCCACTTTCTCCTTAATAGCGGGGGCATCATTAACCACCGCCTTGGGTTTACACTCAGGCGCGACCGTAAAGCCTTGCCCCCATAAACGTTGACCAATGAACTCATCGGGTATTTCTACCTGATCCCGATCATTGACCGCAAATGACCTGCCGTTTAAATGCACATCACCTGTAAAACCTGTTGGTGTTTGTAATTTCATAAAATCCCCTTAGAGTAAAAAAGCGTTAGCTTTTTTAGTTTAAACATCGATGAATAAAATAGCTGAGGTTTTCTTATGCTAGATTTTGAATTCTCACAACAAAGCTAACTAAAGAAAATCTCATGAAAATAGAATCAACTGACGAATGGAAGCAAGCGGTTAAAAAAGTCGAAAAAATGATTGATGAAAAAGTCAATCCACTAAAGAATCGAGTTGCTGAGCTTGAGCGTCAGCTTGAGGCTCTTTATCAGGACAAGCCAAAAGCATAAACATAGTCACCTCTAAGCCCTTTAATCCAGCGGCGTAGGCTTGTTTTTTGCGCCGTTGTTGAATCTCATATAGCGCAGACTCAATAATAGGAATGATTAATAACACAATAATTTTCTTCATTTAATTCTCCACTTTGTCTTTAAAAAATACTGCTAACCCACTGACCACCCTAAAACAATGCCCGTTGCGCCAGAAAAAACAGCCAGTGAGTTAGCACTATTATTTATCGTGATGACGCTTTAAGTAATCCAAGTAATAACGATGACGCTTTCTCAACCATCCCAACAATAAACCAGCAAGTCCGACCAATATCACCAGCCCAGCCAATAAATCCTCCCATTTAGACACGTCCTAAATTCCTAGATCCCGATTGTTTTAACTGAAAAGTAATCTCAGTATTAAAAAAGGGCGTGTTAGGCGGAATCTCAGAGAACACCACCACGTCAGAGACCAGCAAAAAATCCCCTAGCCCCTCATCTTTTTTCAAACTGGCAATGATTAACTCAATAGCCGCACTGGTATTTTGCGCACCCAAAAACGTTAAAAACTGCGCAGTGCCTATATTTTCATTAGCAATAATAACGCTGTTAGCATCCACTACCCGCGCATCATTCAACCCCAACACCAGCGACACCATAAAGCCTTTATCATGCCCATTTAAGCCATAACTGCCTTTAGTACAGACATAACTTAAAATAGGATAATCATCGGCTTTCATCGCGGTTTTATAACCAAACAAATGCTTTAAACTTTTGTTGTACTGAGCGGTAAAAAAGGCAACCAACTCAGCATCAACACTTAAACGCGCCCTGATTGCTTCCAATGCCTTAATCATTAGCCCCGACCCAAGGTAACATTACTAAACCCGATTGCCCCAGTAATGCCTAACGCCTCTCTATTCACACTGCCTATCAACATATCCAAGGTGGTTTTAAACTGTCGTGCCTTATCGATTAACGGTGAATTTTCACCAATAGCCCCAGCGATTGCCGCTTCACGTTTGGCATACAATGCACCAATAGCCGTTAACAAAGGCTGTGGTAACACCACTTCACTGGGTAGAATTCTAAGGTTACGCAACACCGAATCGACATACATATTGCCGCTATCAACATGACGCTGTTCAACACTCAAGGCAGGATCAACACAATCCGCTAACAAACAATAACTAACCATTTGCACCCGCCTCCGCTAACACTAAACGCACTGCATTCATTATATTTTCTTGACGATTAGTCATATCGGTATAAAAGAACGGGAACGGCTTAGAGCCTGGGTGATGCACTGAGCGTCTAAAAATAAAACCACCACCGCCCGCAAACTTTAACGCCTTGCGATTCTTGGCATTAATAATGTGAGGACGCGTGCCGAATTCAACATAAGGCGCGTGGGCAGCATTAGCGAACACCGTTGCTGAACTATCACCGTCGGGCAGCCAGTTAATGGACTGATACAGCTGCCCAGTACGGGTGGTAAAACTATGCCCAGAATCAATAGTCTCTTTAATGTCATCGTTATAACGTTCAGCCGCTGCATAAACCATTTTAGTCACGGTTTGCTCAGAAGCCAGTGCCGCTAAAACCGACGGTGTATTACCTAAATCCAGATTAATGACAATCATCACACGCTCTTAATAAACAGTCGGTTTCTCACGTTGCACTGGAATCAAAACTCATGAGTTTTGACTCCAGATACGTTATAGCTACGCGGTTTTCTTCGCTTTTTTGCTGTCGTCTGTTTCGACCACCACAGGTTCAGGCTGCTCATAAGAATAGCCACACCGCTCCACACATTCGCGGGCATCGACAGGTTCTTTATCTTCTTCAATGCCCTCAGGCGTATAAACCTTAACCATGATCCATGCCTATAAATGCAGAGTAATTAATCCCCGTGGCAATAGTTCCCGCCACTGTGGTATGAATCCGAACATAACGGTATAACGTGCCGTTTTCTTCATTCCGAAAACACAACACATACCGACCCGCTGCACTCAACGCCGCATCCATCGGCACGACTAAATTACCAAACACCTTACGAGCCAAACACACTGACCCGCTTGCCATATCCGCCGCAGTAGAGCCTTCCACTGACACCGTATAGATTTCATCACCCGACGCGATTTCACACGCCGATAAATCAATCACTACATCGGCATCCACAAAACCTGCCCCCAAATCTAAAATAATGCTGCCGTTTGCGGTAGCGGCAATCAAGCCCGCTGCTTTTAATAACAGCGCGTTATCATAGGTATAATTTGTATATTCACCAGCCATTGCCAATCCCCTTCCCTTACTTAGTGACCGCTGCATCCGCAATCGAATACAAGCGTGTTGCTGCCCGACCGTGCATGATGCAAATACCGTTAAACCACTCAACCCGTGTCCGATATAAAGGCGATGCTTGCAATACCCCTAAATCAGTCACTCGCATACCGCCGTTTTGAATACCCGACAGCGCACCATCACCCATGCTCAACACATACAATGACGTTGCTGTCGCCGTACCGCTGGTAGCCGCTTCGGTAAAGGGCAAAATAGACAGCCCATCGTTATCCAAATCCACCGTTAAAATAGGCAGATCGTTATACTTCATGATGGTTTGACCAAAGACATTCTTGTCGTAAGAAATAAAACCACCAATACTGGTATCTCGCGCCGCTTGGGTTAAGCGTCGTCTCATGGCTTTATTCATCACTAAACAGGTTGGGTTTAAGGTTTGATCTATCGCCTCATCCAACTTAGCCAACGACAACGCCGTACCATTCGCAGTGCTACCCGCTGCAATCAACTGATTGCCGATAATACGTTTTTGTAGACCATCGAATTCACGCGGATCAGCAGAAGAGTCGCCTTTGATAAACTTCTTAGTCCATGCCAAGCCTAAGCCACGCACTTTCATTTGTTCTTGTACAGCACGCTGATTCATACCCATCGTTTGCACAATGAACGTATCAACATCCAATTCACCACCCGCAATCACCAAGGCTTCCGTCAATGGATTCAATACCCCAGTAGAAGAAGTGTAGGATTCATTCACCCCACGAAAACCAATACCAGGCAAAGACGTTTCCCGATTGTATTTAAGGGCATTACCTTGAATATCGGTAAACGGTAAATTCATTAAAATATCGCTAGAACCCGCATACATTTCAATAACGGCACTGCGAACCACGTCGCCAGTTTCAAGCTTGGCAGCTTCAATAAGCGTTAAGCCCATGATTATTTACCTTGTGAACGCGCTAAATTTAACCGCTCAACAGGCGATAAATTAGCAGTGGAAGAAGGAGGAGGGGTAAAGGTACTTTGTTGCGCACCTGAACCGACATTGCTTGAGGCTTTCGCTAAAAAGGGCTTGGCTTTTAATAGTTCAGCCACTGCCTCTTTAGCGGGTTTACCATTAATGATGACATTACCATTACTGTCTACCGTGGCTTTAGCTGCTAACAGCCCATTAACTATCTCAGGGTCAACCGCATCCGCTGAAGCACTGAGCAAGGCGTTATGAATCAAGCTAGATTGGTATTGATCTTTATAGCTATCGGCTTCTTTGGATTTGTTATCCAGCAAGGTTTGTAAATCACCTTTGTCTTTGAGTTGTTGCTCTTTGAGCGCGTCTAAGGACTTATGCCCAGTAGCAGATTCGAGTTCTTGTTGCCATTCGGCTTTCGCCTTGGCAATTTCTGCTTGCACATCAACCACAGGAACGGACGACTCCGCACTGGGTGCTGCAACAGCAGGAGGAGTAACGGGAGGGATTGGATCTGACATAATGCGTTTCCTGTGTCTGATATGAAAATTAAATCAGGTTACAGAATAAGCAGTAATGAACTAAAAAACCTGTTGAAAAAGTTCAGCAGGATGACAATAGCGACTAAATAACAATCTCTATGCAAATAAACCGCTCACTATTGCGATTGTGCGAAATTTAACGGGGGTTTAACGGGGGTAGAATTGAAAAGCCGTTAAATGATAACGACTACTTGAACGACAGGGCTATAAACGTATGTATTTAAAAACTTGTATGTTACACGCAAAGTAACATAATGATTTTTTATTAGGTTAGGATACCTGATAGAAAAGAGGAAAGGCAGACCGATAAAACCTTGGTTTAGAGA